GCAGCTCTGAGCCGGGGAGCTAATGCTCCAGACTCTTGATGCGTATCTCGAGAAGCTGAACGGCCTGCCACAAGAGGAGGTCGATCGGCTGTACGAGGAAGCGAAGAGCGTGATCGGAGATACGTGTTGGATACCAAACCCTGGACCGCAGACCGCAGCTTACTACTCGGAAGCGGACATCCTGCTCTACGGCGGGCAGGGCGGCGGTGGGAAGACAGATCTGATTGCCGGCCTGGCGCTGACCGAACATGAGCGCAGCCTGTTGCTGCGACCTCAGTACACCGACCTCGGTGCCCTGATCGAGCGGGTCGTCGCTGTTGCTGGAACACGTAAGGGACTGAACAGCGCGCCGCCAGCGCAGTTCAAGTTCGACGATCGTGTCATCGATTTCGGGGCCGCGTCGACGCTCGATCGAGCGGAAACCTGGCAAGGTAATCCGCATGACCTGATCGCCTTCGACGAGGCGTGCCAGTTCGTCGAGCCTGTCGTTCGCTTCCTGATGGGCTGGAACCGCGCCGCGGACAAGACGCTCGGTGGCGAGAGCCGGCAGCGTGTGCGGACCGTGATGGCCAGCAACCCGCCGATCGCCGCAGCCGGCGACTGGGTTATTGGGATGTTCCGACCCTGGTTGGACATCACGCACACACGGCCGGCGGAGCACGGTGAGCTGCGATGGTTCATCATCGATCCTGACGGCCGTGACATGGAGGTCGACGGTCCGGACGATGTACGTACATTCGACCACAAGGATTACATTCCGCGATCGCGGACGTTCATACCGGCAGCCTTGGCCGACAACCCGTTCCTCGTCGACACGAACTACCAGGCCACGTTGGACGCGATGCCGGAGCCGCTGCGTTCTGCGATCCGCGATGGCAACTTCATGGCCGCACGAGAAGACGATGACTGGCAGGTCATACCGACAGCCTGGATCCTGGGCGCGAATGAAAGATGGAGACTGGGGAGGGGCGACCGCCCGCTGAACTGCATCGGCCTCGATGTGGCTCGCGGCGGGCGGGACGATACGGTGTTCGCGAGGCGACACGGTGCGTGGTTCGATGAGTTGGTTGTCGTACCCGGCAAAGAGACGCCGGACGGCCCCAGCGTTGCAGCACTGGCGGCCTCGATGCTGCGACAGGATGCGATCGTTGCCGTCGATACGATCGGCATCGGCGCCGACGCTGAGACAGCACTCAAGAATGCAGGCCTCCCGTTCGAGGCAATGAACGGATCGGAGAAGGCAACAGGACACACACGCGACGGCAACTTCGCGTTCTACAACCACCGATCGGAAATGTGGTGGAGACTGCGTGAAGCGCTCGACCCGGACTACGGCCTCGAGGTGGCGCTGCCGCCTGACCCAAAGCTGCAGGCTGACCTGACAGCACCGACCTACAGCGTGCGCCCAGGCCAACCGCCAAAGATTTACGTGGAGAGCAAGCAGGACATCATGAAGCGGCTTGGACGGTCACCCGATCGCGGTGACGCCGTCGTCTATGGATGGAACGGTGGCGATCTGAACGTCGGACCGCGTGCTAAACTGCTCGGTCGACCGAACATCGGCAGTACGCCGGCACCGGTCATGGATTACGACGAGCTGCGTTACGGGTGATCAAGTCACGCCTCGGCGCCGCCGGCGACATCGAGATAATTCTCGATGTCGCCGAGAAGATGAATGCCGAGAGCGACTGGAGCCTCTCATGGTCTCGGGACATCGGACAGCAATATCTCGAAGCGCTCGTCGAGAGTAGCGCCAGCGACATCCTGCTCGTTGAACGTGACGGTGCGTTGGCCGCTGGTGCCTTCGTGGCGGCAAGCTGGGAGTTCCACCTGCAGCCGCTTTGTTACGTCTGCAAGTTCTGGGTGGTGAAGGAACACCGCCGCGGTGACGTCTCGAACATCCTGGTCGAGGACATCCTCGACTGGGCGAACATTCGCAACTGTTCTCACGTTTTCACGACAGCGACAGCCGGCCTCAACAGGGCCGAACAGATGCTGTTCGTCCGTCTCATGAAATCTCACGGGTTCGACAATGTCGGTCCTGTCTTAGCCGCTGATCTAGGAGGATCCGCTGATGGGTAAATTTTCACCACCTGCGCCAAGCCTGCCGCCACCACCACCGCCGGTGCCCGATAAGGAAACGGACGCGGAGGTGAAGGCAAAGAAGGAGGAGGCGGCGCGTCTGGCCCGCGGCCGCCGCGGTCTCGGCGCCACGATCAACACCAGCGGCGCAGGTGCCGAGGGTGCAGCGACCACGCAACGCTCAACGCTCCTGGGAGATTAGGTCGTGGGAAAATTCCCCTCTTCCATCGGTCAAATAATGGAAACTGGCGGCTTGCAGTTCAAAGACGAGTCCGGCAACAACCTCGATCCAGAATTCAACCAGGCAATCGGGCGCTCCGCTGACGCCGCCATCAGTCGAAAGCCTATGCGCGAGGACGACGCGACCTTGATCAAGTCGCGTCTTAGGGACCGCAGCGCCGGGCGCACTGAGAGCTCGGTTGACGCTACGAAACGCGCAGCGCGGACAGCGCCCAATCAGCCGCGCCGCACGATCGGCGGCGCCGGCCGTGTTGAGCGGCCGACCCTGGTTGGAGAAGGCGCATGACAGAGCGCGTTAAGCAGATCCTCGATGGCTACAGGTCGAGGAGGTCGGCACGGACTCGCCTCAATCAACTGTTCGAGGAAATCGCCGAGGTCCTGTCGCCCGAGCGCTGCGGGTTTACGGTGACGAACAACTACGGCCGGCAACAAACACGCATCTATGACACCACACCGATCGTGGCCAAGCGCGGCCTGGTGAATGCGATCAGCGGTATGCTGCGGCCCAAGACGACGTCGTCCGGCTACTGGTATAACATCGTGCCGGAGGACGACCGCCTCCTCGAGGACGGTGAAGTGAAGGCGTGGCTCGACCAGGCGGAGGAGACACTCTGGAAGCACCTCTACAATCCCGACAGCAATTTCATCAACACGACGGGCGAGGTTGACGACGACCTGGTGACCTTCGGCACCGGATGCGGTTTTGTTGGCCTGCGTCCCGACATGTCGGGCCTGCAGTTCAAGGCGTTTCACCTGAACAAGGTCTACCTCGATGTCGATGCCGTGAACAATGTCGTCGGCGTTTACATCAGCGAGAAGATGACGCCGCGGCAGGCAGCGATGCTTTTTGGCATCGACAACCTTGGACCGAAAACCCTGGAAGCGCTTCGCTCGAACAGCAAGCGGAACCGGGACGACAAGTTTGAGTTCGTTTGGTGGGTTGGCCAACGGTTTGAGTTCGATCCGGCCAGCAAGACGAACACCAACATGCCTTACGCGTCGATCGTGATCGACGTCGACAGCGAACACATCGTCGAGGAATCCGGCTTTGAGGAGCTGCCGTTCTTCATCCCGCGGTGGGACACTCGGTCCGACGAAGGCGGTACAGGGTTCGGACGAGGACCGGGCACCCTGGCGCTGCCGTCCGTTTTGACCCTGAACCAGATGGGCAAGACGATGCTCCGGGCGCTGCACCGGTCCGTCGACCCGCCATGGCTATTGCCGTCCGACAGCATGGTGAACGCTCCTCAACTCCGCCCCGGCGGAGTTTCTTATTACGACGCCAAGGCAATCCGTAATCTCGGCCTCTCCAAGCCGTTCCAACAGATGGATTCTGCCGCGCAGATCCCGTGGGGTCTGAACGCACAGACCGCGGAGCGCGAGGCGATCATGTCGATCTTCTTCAAGAACATCCTCAACCTGCCGATCGACGGACCGCAGATGACGGCGACCGAAGTCCAGACCCGGCGCGAACAGTTCGTAAACGAGATTGGGTCAGTTTTTGGCTCGCTTGAAGGATCGTACAACAACCCCTGTGTCGAGCGTTCTTTCAACATCCTGCTTCGTAAGGGCGCGTTCGGCCCGCCGGAAATGATCCCGGAAGCGCTGCAAGGTGCGGACGTACAGTTCCGTTTCGCGTCACCCGTGGAACGGGCCAAGCAACAGATCGAGGAAGCCTACGTTACGCAAACGATGGACAAGGTGCTGCAGATAGGACAGATCCGGCCGGAGGTAATGGATCGCTACGATTTCGATGCGTATGCGAAGTACCTGGCGAAGGCAAACGACTTCCCCCACGAGTTGGTCAAGGACGACATGGTCGTCGAGCAGGAAGCCGCAGCGCGCGCCCAACAGGCGCAGGCCGAGGCGCGCATGCAGGCGATGGAGCGGGTCGCTCCGGTTGTCCAGCAAGCCGCGGCCGCAAGCGCAGCGTCGCCGGGGGGTGGCGGTGGCGTCCCGCCAGAAGCCTTGCAACAACTACAGGGCATGATGGGTGCGGCCTAAGACGAGCCTCGAGCCCGACCTCGAGGACTTTCACAAGCAGCTTGTCACGTCGCTCGACCTGCACCGCCACGGACCAGCGGATGTCGCCCGTGACTTTCGCAAGCTGTTTCTCGAGGACCCGTATCTCGGGAAACGCGTTCTGTTCATGCTGATGAGCTGGTGCGGTGAGTACGACGTCGCCGATGATGACGGCCGCATACCGCCGATCGACAACAACGAGCTCCAGCGTTGGGCTGGAAAACGAGAGATCGCTGCCAGGATCAAGGCAGCGCTTTACGCAGACCTTAACAACATCGAGGAGTTATGATGTCCGAAGACATGACCGAAGGCGCTGTCGAGGAGACGGCTACCCCGGAGGCCACCGATGCCCCAGCCGCAGAGCCCGCAACCTGGCTCGAGGGGATCGAGGACGAAAAGGTGAAGAACCTGGCGGGGCGTTACACAACGCCGGCCGCCATGGCGAATGCCCTTTATGAGGCAAATCGAGAACTCTCGCAGCGCGTGAAGATGCCGGGCGAGGACGCGTCGGACGAAGACCGGGCGAAGTTCAATAAACAGATGGGCGTCCCGGAATCGGTTGACGATTACGAGATCGTAGCGCCGGAAGGCATCGACGCCGAGGTGTTCGCATCGGAGGAATACCAGGCACCGATCAAGTCGATCGTGGCCGACATGCACGCCGCCGGCGCCAGTCAGGGCGTCGTCAACGCGATGCTCAATAAGTATTTCGAGATGGAGGTGGCCGGCAAAGCCGAGCAGGCACGTCTCGACACCGAATACATGCAGAAGACGGAGGCGGATCTCCGAAAAGAGTGGGGATCCAGCTACGATGAGAACGTGGCCTTCGCCAACGATTACCTCTCGAATTCACCCGAACTCGTGCAGCTCGAGCTCCGTGATGGAACGCTGCTCGGCAGTCATCCGGCGTTCGTTCGTCAGATGGCGGAAGTCGGTCGAATGGCGAACGAGGGACAGCTCAAGTTCGGGATTTCGGGCACCGAGATGGCGACCGACATGCAGGCGCAGTATGACCAGCTATCGCGCGACATCCACACGGCCTACCAGCGAGGCGACCGCTCTCAGGCGGCCACGCTCACGGCGCAACGCTCTGCGATCGCAGAGCGGCTGCACGGCAACCAGGCGATCGTCGGGGCAGGCCGATCGATTTGACGTATTTCGGGGAGGGGCTGACGACGGCCAGCGGGCTCGACGATGCGATCATCGGCGTCGGTGTCCGCTGCAGTCAGCCACCGGTGGTCATCTATTCCGTTGACCGGGTCATCAAGATCTTGATGGACCGCGACGGCATGACAAACGAAGAGGCGATCGAGTTCTTCGAATTCAACATCGAGGGCGCCTGGGTCGGGAATTCGACACCGGTCTGGATGTACCCGCTCTCGAACGATGACTTGCAGGTACATTGATGGATAAGCTGACTGAGCTGGTATCCGCGAAAAGCGCGATGCCAGCCGAATGGATTCAACCGTCGACCGAGATCGCTAATCTCGGCATCGACAGTCTGGACTTCGTCGAACTCATCTTCGAGATCGAGTCCGAGTTCGACATCAAGATACCGAATGAATGGGACGGAGAGTTTGCCACGATGGCGGATCTCTCCGACGCCATCGATCGGCTCAAGAATTCGGAAGCACACGTTTCTGAATAAGACGCCCTGCCGGCACCCCGCACCGCGGCCCGGCAGACAAGCGTACCCCGCAACTCTGAGGCGCTGTACACGAACCATTAGCGGCCCCGCTTAGGGCACCCCGCAACGGCTCCGCTCGGCCACCCCGGAAGAGGTTTGCACCAATCGAAACCTTAATCGAATGGAGGCAAGCCAAATGGCTACTTCAGTAACCACGGCCTTCGTGCAAGAGTATACGACCGACTTGCACCACGTTTTTCAACGTGAAGGCTCTATGTTGAAGGACACCGTCTTCCTTAAAGACGGTATTGTTGGTTCCACCGCTCACTTCCAGAAGCTGGGCACAGGCACCGCAACGACCAAGTCGCGTCACGGCGAAATTACGCCTTATCGTGTTATGCCGTCGGCCAAGCCCGACGACGTATCTAGGGC